ATTCCCGGGCTAGAGCGACGCCGTCGCGAAAGTCGCCGGCGAACGGATCGGCTTCGGGTCCTGTCCGGTCTGGCATTACGGGTTTCTCCTTGGTGGCCACGCGCGAGCGCCGTCCGCGGCGCCTGTCTCGACCGCGCGCCTCGCGCGCTCGATCTGCTCTTCGCTGAACCGATCCGTCGGCGGCGGCCCAGCCTCGCCCGCGAGCGCCTGGCGGAGCGGAGCCGACGACGGCGCCGGCGACGCAGCTTTTGCCGCCGCGCGCCACAGCTCGAGCTCCTCGCCCGCCGGCGGCCCTCTCAGCTCGATCAGCGCGGCCCAATCGTCTCCCCTCATCAGGTCAAACCCGAGATACGTCAGCATGGCGAGATTGTAGACGCGGCAGTCGAGCAGGTGATTCTCGCGATAGCGCTGCTTCCACACCCGCTTGCGCCGGCCGCGAAACATTTCGTCGTCAAGATACTCTGCTGTAAGCTGCTTAAAATACGCTTCGTCGACCCAGTCCGGGAAATGGCAATAGCCTTCCGGATCGGACGATTTGCCGGATCTGATCCCCTCTTTTCCGAGATCCTCCATGAAGACGGCTTTGAGGTCGTCGATGCCGACCGTGCGCACCTTTGCGCCAGCGCGCACGCGCCTGCCGGCGAAATCAATGTCGACGTCGGTCGGAACGCCCATCGCCGGACGATTCCACCCCGAAGCCCCTTTGAGGGCCAGAACGACATGTGCCCCGCCAAGCGGGTGAACCCGCTGGTTGGCCCGGGTCCAGGAATAGACGCACGGCGCGCGAAATCCCGAATCGACCCCCATCACATCAAGCTTTCGCGTCCGCCCCCAGGCGTCAGGCCACGCCCTTTCCAGCACCTGCGTCTTGAGCTGCACGAAGGCTTCGCCGTCCGGCGATTCGGTCGAGCCTGCGAGGAAACCCGCGTCCACGACCCAAGTTTCTCTCGAGCGCGCGATCGCCAGCACCTCGAACCAGATCCCATTGCCCTGCACATCGGCGCTGGCGACGAGCAGCAAGCCCTTCGGTGGGACATGCCCGCGCTTCAGCCCCTCCTCGCGGCGCAGCATGAGGATCTCATGGCTCGGCGCATCGCCCTTCATCTCGAAAGGCTGGCCGAGCGTTAGATTGTAGAATCCCTTGAGCTTCCGGGGATCTCCGGCTGCGCCCACATACCGCTCGGCGATCATCGACCAGGGCACGAACGGACTCGAAAGCGCGTCGAAATGAAATCCGGGCCGGCGCCCTGGCGCGGGCGCGGTGGCGATCCAGCGCCCCTCGCGCACCATCTGGTCGCGGTCGTGCTCCTCGATCACAGCGCCACAGTTCGGGCACGAATAATGCGCCTTGAACGGCCACCGTTCCTCGAAATTAAAATCGCTGTCGAAGGCGAAGACGAATTCGTGCCCGCAATGCGCGCACTTGACGTGCCAGCGCCTTTTATCGCTCGCCTCCCACGCCGCCTCGATCGCCGAGGATCCCTTGATTGTCGGCGTGCTCACGAGCACGCGCTTCCAGGTCCCATCGCGGAGAAAACTCTCTTGCCTGGCTTCGATCATGTCGAACGGCGCGCCCTGGCCGTCGAGATCTTCCGGGTACTCGTCGACCTCGTCGAGAAAGGCTTTCTGGATCGTCTTCGATCTCAGATCCGCCGATGACGACGCCAGCGCCAGGGTGAGCGTGTAGCGGCCGAAGCGCTTCTCATAGGTCGTCGAGCCGCTCGCCGATCGCGAGGTCTGCTTGGCGACCCGCTGCGCCGTCGCCTTGGTCTCTTCCAAACAAGGTTGCAACTTTTTGCTATTGAACTCGCTCAGCGCCCCGTCGGTGGGCTGCACGATCATGGTGTCCGCCTTGTCATGGCAGATCGTATGAGCGACCGCCGCGAGCAGCATCGTCGAGAAGCCGGTCTGCGCCGACTTCATGACGCAGAACGAGTTCACGCTGCTATCAGTCGACGTCATGTCGAGCGGCTCGACGATATAGGGCGTGAGCGTTGGATCCCATTTTCCGAGCTTGCGCGGCCCGTCCGGCACGATGAGCTCGCGCGAGAAGTCCGACGGGCGCACCGGCAATGGCAGCCGCAATGAATCGGTGAAGTTTGTGAACGCGCCGCGCCAGGCCTCATTCTTAAGCTGGATCAATTCGCCATCTCGCTTTCGAGCGGCGATGCGGCCGCCTCCTCGGCGGGCGCCTGGGCGAGCGCGGCGAAGGCGTCGGCGAGGGCGTTCCGGTGGTTGCGCGCCAGGATCTTGAAGAAAGCCCGCGAGCCGGGCGGATCGCTTCGGATCGCGCCGAGCAGCGTCTGGGCGAAGACCGAGCCGTTCTTCGCTTCCGCGACAGCAAGCGCGGACACCTCGTCGGGAAGCTGATCGATCACGCGCGCCAGGGTCTCGCCGTGCATCCTCACGCCGGCGGAAAAATCGGCGAGCCGCACGAGCGAGCCACGGAGTTCGTCGAGCTCGAGCTGAGCGATGTCCGCCTGAATCTTTGTCCGGCGCGCCTGCTCCTGCGCTAGGTTCGGGTTGTCCGGCGAGCGGCCCGCATCGTCGCGAGCAATCACGGCTCGCCGGCCGTTGGCCTCGTTGACGGCGTCGCCATGTTTTGCGATCGCCGCCTCGAATTCGTTGACGCTGATGAGCTTGCTTCCCCGAGGCCCCGGCTTGGTCTTGAGCGCGCCAAGCTCCTCGAGCCGCGCTACGCGCCGGCTGATGGCGGCTTTGTCGACGCCGCGCAGGCGCGAGAGCTCGCTGACGCTCACCCATCCTTCGGATAATCCGTCCGCCAGCTCCGTCACCTCAAGCCTCGCGTTGGCGCGCTTGTGGCGGCGGCCCGGCCCGCGCGCGATTGTCGCTCTGAGCGATCATCTGATCAACCTTGCAAGATGCTTCTCGACGATTGGCGGGATCAGAAGAGCCGTCCGGAAGAACGCCTCCGCGGCCTGGTCCTTCACCGCCTCCTTGGCAAGGTTCGGTCCGTCGAAGGCGCGGATCGGGAAGCGCGACGTGCCAAGGCGGGCGCGTAATCCGCCCCGCTCCGCCTGCTGAAACGACCGGGCGAAGCGATGGGCTGAGCCCCACATGATGGCCGTCACGCCGCCACCGGGTCCGGTGGCGACGCGAGTCTTGAATTCCCCGATCTTCGTCGGCCGGCCCTCGACCACGATCGAATAGCTCAGCGAGCTGTCATAGGCGCGCACTGTGCGCACGCGCGACGTGACGCTTGCGTACTTTACTAGGCTCGTCTGCTTCTGCAGCCCGCGCTGCACTTGCGTGCGCGCCTTGTCGCCGCCCTCGTTGAGGCCACGGGCGATCGCCGAGGGCAGACGCGCCTGGATGCGCTCGAGGTCGCGCCCAAGGCGCTTCAGGTCTGAAGAGTCGATAGAGATTGTCGGCATTCCCTCACATCGCTCCAATTCCACCGCGTTGCGGCGCCGCATCCGTATCCATCCTGCCCGTTGGAGCTGCGCCCATGAGCGGCACGGAGAAATTCGGATTCTCCAATTGATCGAATACGGCGCGCAGACCAGGCGCGACGTCGACGGAAAGATGCAGGTTCTGGTCGACCTGCGCCGCGCCGGACACGCTGACCGATTGCGGCGGATAGTACGCGTAGGGCCCTCCCGACGGGCTGTGTACGTCACGGCCAGGTAGCGTCGCAGCCTTGTACGCCTCGATCACCGTGCCGATCGGGCTCGCCGGTTGCGCACCGGGCAATTGCATTGGCGCGCCCGGCGCGCCGCCCGAAAACCAATTGAGAATCCCCTTCAGGATCGCAGCGTCATTGGCCTTTGCGGCGGGCGTGCGATTATCGTCCGTTAAAAGATTAACAAAGCCCGGCAGGCTCGCCGCGCCGGCGACGCCGGCTATGATCCTGCCCAAGCCGCTTCCAGCTGCAGCCTCGCCGCCAGTCGCCGCGCTCCCTCCGCCCCCGCCAAAAATTTTATTCCAGACGCCGGCGGCAATCTTCCAAGCCGTGGCGCCAACGCCAGCTGCGACGACCGCGGCGCCCGTCGCGGTGCTCGCCGCAACGGTATCAGGATGGGCCTTGGCAAAGTCGTCTAATTGCTTCTGCGCAGCGCCGATCGCCTGTGCAAGGCTGTGCAGCGCCGCCCCCGCCCGCGACATGAGCGGATCCGTCATTACGGCGGCGAAATTCGATAGCGAGTTGGTGATCTCAGTCATCGCGGCGGCGGGATTCTGCCCAATGGATGCCGCCAGGTCCTCGCTTCCGGAAGCCTTCTTCATTTGCGCGACGTCGCGCTCGATCAAGAGTTCGTTCGCGATGGCATGTGCGAGGTTGTCCGTCACCGTCGTGCGCATGCCGGACCCAGCGATCGCCCCGGAGATGAGCCCGGCCTCGGCGCGCTCCCTGAGCGTTCTTTCGTCGATGTTCGGGTTATCCTTCCGGAGCAATGCCTCGCGCTTCGTGATGTTCGCTTCCGAGAGCACGCCATGCTTTCGCAGCGCCGGGAGAAGATCCCGGACGGCCCAGTCGAGCTGATTGACCTGCAAAACGTCGCTGCCGACCAGGCCGTTAATCGTTGCGGCGCCGCCGCCCTGCGGCGTAAATCCCTTTGCAAGCCCCATCGCGACAAGCCATCTGGCCGTCTGCTTCGTCGCATGGCCGCCGACCAGAGTCTGAAGCGTCTGAGCGGTTTCGTTGCCGAGGCGCGAAGCGTTGCCCTCGGTCATGCGCACGAGGTTCTGCCAGAAGAACTGCTCTTCACCGATCCCGAAATTCGCCCCTTTCGCGTTCTGCACGTAATCGCGGATCTTGGCCGAATCGATCGCCGATCCGAAGACTTGCTTCGCCCTGAGATAGGCGTCGAACATTTTCCCGACGGCGGTCGGGTCGCCTGCCCGGCCGGAGCCCTCGACCGCTTTGAGCAAATTTTGCGCGTCTTCGGGCGTGATCTCCGTTCCAAGAGCCAGCGCCGCCGTTTGCGCCTGGGCGACGGTCATCAGGTTACGCCGCGCGGTGGCCTGATTGATCGTCCCGTTCTGATTCGCTGCGTTGCCCCGCAGCTCGAGATAGGTGTCGAGCGCCTTCGCCTGCGTGATTGCCGGATATTTCGCCGCGATCTCCGCCGCCAGTCCTTCCGCGAAGGGCGCCTCCGTCTTGTCGCCGCCGGAAACCGCGCGCAGGCGGAATTTGAGCTGCTCGAGGCTAGCGCCGGCCTCGAGCGCTTTCACGCCGCCATAGGCGAGGCCGGCGCGACAAAGGGCGCCAGGCCGCCCAGTAACCCGCGCTGCGCCTCGCGCGCGTGGGCGGCTTGCCCGCGCTGCGCGGCTACGATCTTTTCGGAGACGCGCACCGCCTCCACGCCCTGTGCCATCATCACTCTTGTGGTGGCGGCAGTCACTTCGGCGAGGCGCTCCTGGCCAACCGCGGCGGCGCTCGAGGAGCTTTCCATCCCGCGCAAGCCTTCGGCGAGCTCGGTGACCGCCGCCCTTTGCTCGGTCAGCGCCTTGGTCGCGCCGGCGATGGATCGGATCATAGGATCCGTCGCCGGCGCGATCTTGCTGACGGCTGCTGCCATTCGGTCGAAAGTGCCGATCTGCTTGTCGAGCGCGCCGATCTGCTTCTTGACGAGGTCGAGCGCCGCGCCCGCTTCGTCTTTTGCGGTTATGCGAAGAGTCGCCTCAAGCCCCGCCATTGATCATCTCCGCTTCCGGCTCATCTTCTCGTGCCACGCCGCCGCTCTGACGAAAGCCTCCTCGATTTCGCTCAGGCTCATCGCGTTCGCCGCATCGAAGCTTAAAACCCCCAGACCAAAAACTAGGCTGTCGAGCTGGTCTCGGATTGCCGCTTGGCTGCGCCGTCGAAAAAAGAGAATAAAATTCCCTTTGTGGCCATCACGTCCTCGAGGGCGAGCCTATCCAGGATCTGCGCGCCCAGGACGGCGGCGTCACTGTCCTGGACGATGCAGTTTTCGAGGTAGGCTGCGATTACCTCCTGCTGCTCCACCCAATAGCCACCGCCGCTTGCGTTCCAGACCAAGACGCGTGGATCACCCAGCTTGACATAAAGCCTCCCCGACGGCTCTTTCAGCGTGATCTGCGTAACCATTCGACCGTCCATCCAGGGGAACGGTCTCAGCAGCTTGACCGTCTTCGTCGGGTGCTCGGGCATGGTGATCTGTTGCGCCATCAGTATAGATCCTTCTGTCGCTCGTGCGCCTCGGCCAGACCGCGAATCGCGGCATCCTCGCGACCGATCCGATCGAGATCGGCGAGCTCGGCGGCGCTCAACGCGCGTGCGGAGGCGATCGCCGCCGCGGCTGCTTCCCTTGAAGTCAAAGACGTGAGCCGCGCATGCGGCCCTAGGGCGTCGACCGCGGCGATAAGCGGCGCGGCGCGGTCGATCGCGTCAGCATATCGGCGAACCGCTTCCGCTTTGGCGAGCGCAGGCGCAACGCGATCGACGGCGTCTATGTACGGGCGCGCGGCTTCAGCCGTGGCCATAGCCTTCCCCACGATCTCTTGCGTCCGCTCGTCGGGTAGCGCAGCGAGATGCGCGGCGGCGGCGATCGCCACGTTCCCCGCACCAGGCGTCACGCGCCTGTCGAAGATTTTACCTTCGCTGGCAATCGGCACGGCGAAGGTCGCGGTGCGCGCGAGGTCGGCTGGAATGTCGCGCGCATCGTTGGGCAGCAGCACCCGCTCGACGTCGGCGGGGTGCGCCCCCGCGCCCGCGACCGCTTCCTCGAACGCCGCGCACGCCTCGCCGATCCGCTTGAGCGGCTCGAGCGCCGCAATCACCGGCCTGGTCCATGGTTGAGCGGGCACGAGCCGGCCAAAACGCGACGGCTCGTTGAGGATCGCGAGTTCGACATGCTCCGCCGCGGCCTGCAGCAGGGCGGCGGCGACGCGCACATCCTCGAGGCGTTCCGCGAACCATCGCGCAGCCCCAGCCTCCGCGCCCATCGTCGGCGCGCCGGGCAGCGGATTGGGCTCGACCTCCTCGACGATGCGACGGCCCATGATCCATCCATCCTCGACAAAGACCCGAGCAACCATCAGATTACCCTCAAATCAAAAAAGACGGCCAGCGCCGCGCGCGCCGGCCGTAAGCGCGCGACGATGGCATTCAAGGAGGCCCGCCGCGGCCGCCACACCGATGGCGCATAGCGGTCGCGCGGACCGGACCGCGCCGGCATGACGCCGGCGCTCGACACCCTCGATGGCGAAATGGTGGAAGACATCAACATTCCCCGTGCGCTGGCGCGCCTTTCCTTCCAAAGCAATCAGCGCAGAGCGATCTTCCTCTCTGCCAGCTGAACCTGCGCAAACGCCTGCTGCGCCGCTGTCGCCCCGACCGGCCAGCTGACCGCGGATAGCCGGAATGCTCCCTCACGGCGCAACGCCGCAATTTTTGTCGTCTGACCGGACCCAGTCACCGCAGGATAGAGTGCGATCGCGGTCGGAACTTGCGAACCGTCGCTCGCCGTTGGGCTCCACGGTTCGAACTGCTCGCCGGCCTCGTCGAACGGCCGGGTCACGGTGACGGTAAATGAATCGCCGATGGTCGGTGTGCCGGCGCTGGAGATCGTGAAGGCGATCGAACCGGCATAAGGCGTCCCGATCTTGCCGGTCCCGTCCACGGTGCCGTCCGGTCGCTGGACCTCGAACTCGCCAGTCGAGCCGCCCGAGATCAGGACAATGTTGTAGACGCCGTTTTGCGATTGCGACGTGCCAGAGATCGAGCCGATGGTCGATGTTCCGACATTGTTGGAACCGATTGCGCCGGTCAGGGTAAGATCCCCAGTTACGGCGATAGCCCCAAGCGGCGCGCCGACGGCGATCGACTGGTTAGCCGCGATGATGACCTCGTCAATCGAAAATTGGTAGTCATGTTCGAGCAGACCATCCATCGGGTGACGGGATTCGGTAAATACAGCGACTGGCATGAGCATTATCCTTTCTGAAGAGAGGGGAGCGCCGGTGAAAGGGCGCCAGGCGAAGGTCAGCTGGGCCGCACCGGCGTCTTGAGCGCCTCAGCGTTCAACCCAACCACGATCGAGCTCCAGTCGACCGCCTGGGCGGTGCTTCCGCCCCCGGGCGCAGACGAGGCGCGCGTCCCAATCGGTTCTCGGCGAGCGGGCAGCGTCGCGTTCAGCTTCGCCGCGAAGCCGCTCCACATGTCGTCGATCGCCGCTTGTGTCGTCGGCGCGTCTTGTCGCGCAGCAATTGCGTTGCCGCGCGCCGGCCGCGTCATGCCGCTCGACGGAGCCGGCGTTCGGTCGAGATGCGCAAACTCATGGGTGAGTTCGGCCAAGGTGAGCGGCGGCGTCCCGCAACGCTTCCGGCTCGCATTAATCGAGCTCAAATACACCTCGGCGACTTCAGTGGCGCGGGATGGGCGCGGCGCCGCGTGACTGGCAGTTTCGGTCATGGTCGCCTTCCCGATCTGTGGAGAGGGAGCCGCGGGCCGCGTGGCCGCAGCATCGCGGGACGAGGCCGGCGACGGCGGTGAAGGCGCGGCGGCCGGTTTCGCCCACGCCACTCTCATCTGCGATCGGGCCGCCTCGAGGGACGCCCCCTCGAGCCAACGCTCATACGCGCCGGGCGCCACGCCCCACAGCCCCGCTTTCTTTATCAATACCGTCGCGCGCCTCGAAAGCGCGCGCAGCTCGTGTTCCGGGAGCCAGGCGCCAGACTCCTGTTGTCGAATGGATCGCAACTCAGCGCGAATTGAATCGGCGTAGCTCATATCCCCTACTCCGCCGCCATCGCCGGAGGCGCGGGCGCCGCTGCTGCGGCGGCGTCAAGGATGAGGCTCGTCGTGATCCGCGTCCGCCGGCGATGCGGCTCGACCGATTCGAGATTGTCGAGATGGCTCAGTAAGTGCGGGAGATCACTGTCCATCGTGGCCCACCAGTCAGGCTCCCCCTCCATAAAGGACGGAATTCGGAGGAAGCTGACCCATGAGTCCTTCCGGAAGGGTGGGATTTCCTCCTCCATCTCGCGCTCGACGCACTGGACGCGATCGCACCCGTAGATCTCCGCTCTCCCCGCAACGCACTGGCTCGGAAGAGATAATTGCCACTTTCCGTCGGCTCTCAGGTACGCCGCAGTGACGCGACCCTCCTCAGCAACCACCTGGCCGTTAATTGCGAAGGCTACGAATCTGCGCTCGCGCAAAACTTTGGGCGGCTGAATCGAGACCCTCCGATCAGCTTCGACCGAAGCAATCGTCGGGGCGCCCTTCGGGAGAGCCTTGTTAAATCGCTGAATTTCCACCTCAAGGGTGAGGTGTTCGCGCAACACTTCTCGCCCTTCGCGGCCGAACCTCGTCAGATAGTCCAGCACGCGCGCCGAGGCCTCCCCGCGCCGCGCTTCCAATTCCTTACGCTTCGCAATCTCTTGCGCGAGCCGCTCCGCTTCGCGGTCCGCAGCGATTCGCTCCTCGATCTTTCCGGCGACCGCGGCTGCAATTTCATTCCTGTCTTTGAGGACGCGCTCCATGGCGTCATGGTGGTCGAGGGCCTTCTTGATCTCCGCGACCGAGGCGTCTGCAACCGCGATAGTCTTGCGGCGGCGCGCCATGTCCTCGATTTCGGCGTCGCCCTCGGCCAACACGCGCTGAACTGCGCCGAGCGCCGCCTCGAGATCTGCGACCGTGCTTGCCGCCGCGTTCAGAATCTTGCGGCTGGCGTCAATTGGATCGGTGTTCGGAGATTTCTCGGTCATGGAATGGTCCTGAGATTCAGGGTGAGGGATTGGCCGCGCGGGCGGCGCGCGCAGGTTTCGATTTGGACGTCTTAGACGGGCCGTCGACGCGTTCGCCTGGCTGCCAGTTAAAGCCTTTGTTCGGCGCTTCCGTCGCCCGCGTGCTTTCGGCGCGCGCCGCGGCGGTGATTGCTCTCATCGCACTGCGCTCGTCGGCAAACGCGCCAAGCCGTTTGCCGCTCGTCAGGCGAGCCGCAAAGCCCCCGCCGCGACGCGGCAGGACCTCGCCGATCAGCACCGAGCCGTGATAGACGCTCGATGCGGTCGGCGGCTTCACCGGCCGCCGCTTCGCTCTGCGGGCGGCCGTCATCCGAAATCCTTGCTTGGGAACGTGAGGCCGAGCAAATCTAGAGATGCAACGATGGCGCGCGAGCGCACGCCAGGACACGCGCGCGCCCATAGCCTCGACGAAGACATGACCGGCAAAGGCCCTTGGTCGTACCGGATCATGAAACCAATTGCATCGGCCGCGGGCTCAACGTCGGCAATCGACAACAACATCTCGGCCCCAAACGCCGACACCAGCGCCGGCCCCACGCCCAAGTCCGACCAGCGATCTTCGGCAAGCCGCACGGCTCTGGTGGCGACATCCATCTCACATCTCTCCGTGGAAGCGCCGGCCAACGGTGCTCGTCAAATGCCGCTCAATCTCGCGGAGGCTGAACCTGTTTTCGCCCGCGATCTTCACAGACGGAATCTCGCCGCGGGCCGCCAGCCGCCGGAGCTTTGTCTCGGACATGCTGAACAGCACGCCGAGCTCTCGAATCGTCAATAGACGCTCGTCGACGATTTTCGCGGTCTGCAAATCAGGTGGCGCGCCGTCGATAATTCTTGCGAGGTCGGACAAGATCATTTGCGGTCCCAGTCAACTTGACCAGGACGGGTAAACGCAACTTGATCATTGGGCGCAAACTACGGTCTACCCCCCCCATCAAATAAAAGGAGGATCAGCCGCGCCTGATGGCCGCAACGGCTGCACCCAGGTCTTGGGTGGCGGTTGTTCGGCTCCATCGTTGAAGGCCGTTAGCAGCCTCTCGGCGCGAGACGGATCACGGTTGAAGGCCGCGCTCAGCTGTCGGCGCCGCTCGAATTCATCCGGGGCCTCCCTTAGCTGCTTAAGTTCGCGAGCGATATCCGCCTTCTCGCGCTCAGTCTTGCGGCGCTCGCCCTCCTCGCGCTTCTGCTCTACGATTTGTTCTCGCCTGGCTTTCCGGGCTGGGCTCGTGGGAAGCTTCTCGAGGACATTGGCAAAAGCCCTATTCTTCGGCTTCTCGCCTGACGCCATCTCGGCAACAGCCTGGAGCAGACTGTCATATGCGCCGCCGGGATAACTCGAAATGCGATCGTAGCTTTCCGGCAGGGTGTCGCCGAGCGCCCGCAGGAGGGCTGCGGAGAGACGCGAATTCGCCGACCCGACCAGCGGCGAGACCCCGCCCTTGTCCTCTTTGAGCGGCCATGCTGCCTGAAAAGCGCGCCTTTTCGCGTCCGCATGCGCGGCGACAGCGAGCGTTTTTTCCAACAGCCAGCGCCGAATCAGCTCCACATCGGCGCCAGCTGGCGGCGGGCCAAGCGCCTTCCAAAATATCGGCTTCGATTCCAGTTTTTCTGTCAGCCGAAAAATAGCCCACAATGGTTTGGCGTCGAACAAATGCTCCATTGCCGGAAGGCTCAGGTAGCACCAAGCATGACCCAACCTTTCTTGGGTCTTGGCAAACGTCATCAGCGGCGCATCGCCGATGGAGGCGTCTGCCTCGAGCCATCGCAGAGATTCGTCCTGCGTTACGCTCGCCTTCCACGCCGCCTCGCGAGCAAGTGAGGCGATGACGCTCGCCAATTCCTGCTCCACCCCCGCCGCCTGAATCATCCGCCGGCGGCTCAGCGATTCCGGAGGATCGTCGAACCGCTCTGCCCGTGCGAATCGGTCGCCCAGGTTAAGGTCATGGAAAATCAATACGTTGTCGCTTTTGCTCAAACTGCGTAGAGCGCGAGCGCTGCTCCGGCACGCCTTGGCCAGCCGCCGGAGCTCCGCGGCGACGTCCTTCGGGCGCGGCTTGCGCTCGAAGCGAATCAGAATTCGCCTCTCCCAGACAACCGATGAAATCTGACGGAAGAGCACGTTCCCGCGCGCAGCGTCACCGCACGGTGGTGGCTTTCCAGACCCGCGCGCGTCAAGCAGCTCGCCCTCTGTGGGGTCTGGTTTTAACCCGAGCTTATGCAAGGCGAGAAGCACAGTCTCTCGAGACATGAGCCAGCTTAACCCGCTACTTCATGGATGGAGGATGAAGCGGCGCTTATCCACAAAAAACCGTGAGGTAGACCGAAGACCCGGCCTCACGCGCTCATCCTTCCTGGCGAGCGGAGATCGGGAAACGAGACGCCGAACGCCCCCAGCTTCCCGTCGAGAATTGCGAAGTAGCGGGTGATGCGAGCGACCCCGTTGGGTAACGATCGAAGAAAACAGAAAGCCCCGCCAAGCTTGTGATCGCCATGGCGGGGCTTGCCCCGAAGGGTCTTGAGGCTCAACGGGCGCGAGCCCGCGAGCAATCGAGAATCATATCGATGCAGCATGTGCAATTGTCAAGTCTTTTAGTCCCAGTCCGGCGAGGACTCCTTGCCGCACGCGGGCCATGTCCTCCGCCATGAGGACAGGATGGATATATTTCCGCTTTCCCGATTGGTCTCTCCCGGTGCGGAACAGATCAAGCCGTTCAAAGCTCACGGTCGCGATCATATCGCATTTCGCCCACCACACGTCCTGCTCAAACGGAGCCGGGAGGGGCTTCGGCAAGGCGAGGCGGACGACATATTCGACCTGGCGCGCCGGCGCGCTGCCGGAAAGGGGAACAACGGAGCAAAGGTTGTCACGAAACGCCAGCCGCGGCGACAAGACGATGGCCGGGCGGCGTTTGATCATCTCTGGCGGTCGGAACCCGCCCAGGGAATAATCGCAGAGCAGGATCGTGCCTGGGCCAACCGGATAGCGAATCGCCATGGGCTCATCCTAGCCGGCAGGCTTCCGCAGCCGCACGCCGGGCCCGCCGCCGTTGGCAATGAACTCGACCCCGGCGGCTTCCAGGGCGCTGCGGATCGCGGCGAGTGTTCTCGGATGCGGAGATCGTTTTCCAATTTCAAAATCCGAAAGAGTCACCTTCGATATGTGAGCGCGCGCCGCAAGTTCCTCTGCCGTTATTCCAAGCCCAGCTCGAGCCATACGGCATTGTTCGGCGGATATGGTCATTTCACTCAAGGTTGAATATTTCGATTGACGCACCCGACAGATTGAACATATAACACAACATTGGTCGCCAGACCAAGCATCTATTTGTTTGGAGTATCCCCAATGCCCAACGCCACCGCGCGGGCAAACGCCCGAACCTTGCCCGCAGCGACCAACCGCCGCGCGGTCCTCGGCGCTGTCCTTGCGGCGGGCGCCACGGCTGCGCTGCTAGCGAGGGCGGCCGAAGGGCCAACGCTTTCCGCAGTCGACAAGCACGTTCTTGCTCTGTGGGCTGATCGAGCAAAGCTGAAAGCGATCGGCGATCGCCGTGACGCAGCGGTCGACGCGCTCGCCGACTTCGAGCTCGAGTTCGATGAGTACCTGGAAACGTCCGTGCTCGCTCTGGGCGCCGCCCTGATGATCTACGGCAATCTCGGCGAACCTGCCGACGGCCTGCGCTGCGCCGCGCTTCGCGCGATCCGGCCGCAGCTGGTCGGCGAAATCGGCGAGGCCGCCGACCTCATGCTGGCCAGCGCCACGACGGATGAGGAGGCGGCGCGATGACCAGCAGAAAACAAACGTCGCGCCCCACCGCGCGGGCAAACGCCCGAACCTTGCCCGAAGCGACCAACCGCCGCGACGTCCAGGTTCTGTGGAAGCAATATTGCATTCAGAAAGGCCGTTGCGACCGGCTCCTCGAAACGGCGACCGAAGAGGAGTGCGAGGCCGGGCACACTGCGCTCTTCGCGCTCGAGAGCGCATTGCGGGCCGATATCAGCCGGTCCGTCGAGGCTCTCGCGGCGGTGCTGATCATTGAGATCGAGGACGCATCGCCCGAGGAGGTCGACGGCCTGCACCGCGCGGCGCTTCGCGCGATCCGGCCGCGGCTGGTCGGCGAAATCGGCGAGGCCGCCGACCGCATGCTGGCCAGCGCCTCGCCGGACGAGGAGGCGCGCCGATGACCAGCAAAACCAATCGCCAGGCCACGGTCGCCCCCTGCGCGCCCGCGGTCACATGCGAGCCAGATCCGATTTTCGATCTGATCGCGACCCATCGTGAAGCTTGGACGAGATACGTCGACATCGACGCCGAGTATATCGAGGAGACGGCCTCGCCAGAGCTTGCTGCGCTCCACCACAAGCTTTTTCAGAGCGCCGACACCGCGATGGACAAGCTGATGGAAACCGCGCCCGCGACGCTCGCCGGCGCAGCTGTGGTCATCAGATATTTTATTGAAATCGACGACGGTTCCACGCGCTATAGGAGCGGCGAATACCTCCTCACGCTCATCCACTCGCCGATCTTCGCCGGCGCGGGAGGGCAAGTATGAAAAGTGCACTCGCCGCCGATCACTCAATCCGCGACGCGCGCCGGGGCTACACGGCGGCCTATAGCAAGTGGCTGCACGCCGCCGCTCGCCTGGCCGACGAGTCGAGAGATGCTGATGATGATCTCATCGACGATCTGGCCACCGCCGAAGAGAAAGCCGCCGTGAAGTTCCTCGCCATGCGGCCGCCGTTGAGGTGGCTGCTCTTGTACAAATTCGAGTTGCTCGATCGCGTTCTGGCGAAAGAGGATCAAGCCGGCGTGCGGGATCGAGAGCGGGAAATGCACACGCTCGCCGCGATCAAAACCGATCTTCTCTATTTCGGGTTCGGCGGCCCATGAGAGAGCTGGCGCTGCCCTCCGCACGTCCTGAACTGATCAACCCCGCCCGAACCGCCGGAAGACGCCAAAAAACACTCAGGTAGACCGAAGAGTGACACGCCATCCGCGCTTCCTCATTCATACATCTCAATGCGCCTCAGCCCGTCCGAACTAACGACCCTCAAGGCCGAACATCCGGTCGAAGCGCTGATCGAATCGCGCGTTCCATCTCGGCCAGCCGAATGCGCGGGGCGCCAGTTGCAGATAGTCGTCGATGAATGACCTGACGAGATATACCGCTGCGAAATTGGCCTTGGCCGAAGCGCATCGCGTCGATGAGGTCAAGACCATCCGCGACCAGGCGCTGGCGATGCAGCACTATGCGCGCCAGGCCAGGGATACTGAGCTCATCGAATGGGCGACGGAAATCCGTCTGCGCGCCGAGCGCCGCGCCGGGCAGATGCTCAGCGAGATGCCGAAGGCGAATGGGGCCGAGTACGGCGGGAGGCCCACATTAGATGGTAACCGCGTGTTACCATCTAACCCGACACCGACCCTCGCGGATCTTGGCGTCACAAAGATTCAATCCTCGCGCTGGCAGCGGCTGGCGTGTCTCGATGAGAAGGCATTCGAACAACGAACGGCGAATGCGACACGGGCGGCCGTCCGTTCGATGGATGCGGAGGAGCGCGCGGCCGAAAAGAAGGCTGTCCGGGAAGCGCGCGAGGCCGAATTGGGCGCGAGGCAAACCGCGCTGCCGGCCAAACGCTATGGCGTGATTCTGGCGGATCCGGAGTGGCGTTTCGAGGTCTGGTCGCGCGAAACCGGTCTCGACCGTTCGGCTGACAATCATTATCCGACCAGCGATCTCGCCGAGATCAAGGCGCGCGACGTGGCCTCGATCGCGGCCGAGGATTGCGTGCTGTTCCTCTGGGCGACCGCGCCGATGCTGCCGCAGGCGCTCGACGTCATGTCGGACTGGGGCTTCGCCTACAAAACGCACATCGTCTGGGCGAAGGATAGAACCGGCACGGGCTACTGGGTCCGCAACAGGCATGAGCTGCTTCTCATCGGGACGCGGGGCGAGGTTCCAGCGCCAGCCATGGGGACGCAGGCGCTTTCGCTGATCTTTGCGCCGGTGGGCGAGCATTCCCAGAAGCCGGCGGCGTTCCACGCAATCATCGAAAGCTATTTCCCGAGCCTGCCGAAGATCGAGCTCAATGCTCGCGCGGCGCGCTCCGGCTGGGATCGTTGGGGAAACGAAGCGCCCGTTTCGGGCGGTGCGCACCTCGGCGCCGATCCGTTTTCGGCGGCGACCATTGGATCTCGGTCGGATTTTTTTCGCGGCCGTGATCCCCTCGAAGAATCGACAATCTGATGGCCCGCCTTCGATCAATCAAACCTGAATTCTGGACCGCGGAGCCGATCATGGATTGTTCGCGCGACGCGCGGCTCTTCCTTCTCGGCCTTTGGAATTTCGTCGACGACGCTGGCCGCCATCTCTACGCGCCTCGACAATTCAAGGCGTCGATTTTTCCGGGCGATGACATCGCACAACCAGCAATCGAGACGCTGCTGGAGGAGCTCGCGGCAAATCGGCTGATCGACATCTATACCGTGGACGGCAAGAAATATGTGCAGATGCTCGATTGGGCGGTCAATCAGAAGATCGACCATCCGACCCCCTCGAAGCTGCCTCCTAACCCCTCATCCAAAGGTGGCCCATCCGCAGAGGAGGCCTCGCCTAAGTATCGCGAGGATTCGCGAGACTTAGGCGACCGATCTACGAGGCATAAGCGAGGCCTCGCTCCTGAGTCGAGTCGAGTAGAAGGGAGTCGAGTAGAATCGAACGAATCTGAATCGGCCGCGCGCGTTCGCGGAATTCTGGCGGGTTTATCCGCACAAGGTCGGCGAGCGAGCTGCGAAAGAGGCGTTCCACGGGGCGCTCGCCAGGGCTCCGCCGGATGAAATCATAGCCGGCGTGCGCCGCTACGCCGCGGCGAAGCCGCCGGACCGGCAATGGTTGAACCCGACGAGGTTCCTCGACGAGGACCGTTTTCGCGATACGCCGGCCGAATATGCACGGACATCGAGCTTCTCCCCCAGAGAGGCCGCAGCGAGCGTTCCGCCCGACCAATTCCTCGTCAAACCGGGAACACCCGAATGGGACGCCTGGAAAGATCACAACCTGAAGACGAGCGGCAAAGACCTGCCGATGAGCGACAAAACTGGCGGCTGGTATGTCCCGACACGCTGGCCGCCATCGTTGCCGGAAAGGGCTGCGGAATGACGGGCCTATCTTCGCGCAGCCCCAAATTTCGGCGCGATTTTTTCGGCCCCGCAAGGCGACCATGACGCGTCGCGGCGCCGCCGATGATCGCCTGTTTCTCACCGAGGGCGAGATCGCCCTAAGGGTGGGCGTCGGCGCGCTTGATTGGCAGGCGGCCGCGCCGGTGCTCGAAAAGTCTGGCCTGCCGCGGCCCGACCCTCTTTTCGGCCAGCGGCGCTACTGGCCGGCGGTGCGCGCTTTTCTGGACCGGCGCGCCGGGATGGCGCAGACTCTCGCCCCGCTCACCCGCGACGGCGATGAAAACTGGGATGACGATCGTGGACGAAAATCACGCGCCAGGACGTAAGCGCATGGTCCGGGCCAACGGGCGCGTCAATGTCTACTGGGTCGCAGCGCCGGCGGCTGTGAAGGCCGGCTATCGGCCAAAGACCGTCCCGCTGAACGACGACGCCGGCGACGTCGTCGCCACTCGCGAGATCGCGGCGCGATGCCGAGCGCTATGGGCGGAAATGTTGGAATTTATGACGGGCGTCGAGCGCGGGCCGAGCGGCGCGTCGATTGGGACGATCGCCTGGGTCATCGACCTTTACCAGATCGACGAAGACAGCCCTTATCGGCGCGTCCGGCCGCGACGCGCCCAGGATACGAGCGCGGGCTCTCGATCGTGCGCTCGACCGTGGGCGAGCGGCGCATCGACACCGTGACGGCGAACGACGTGCGAAGATGGTTTAGGAACTGGGGCCGCGCCGGCGAGGACGGCGAGCTCGCCAACCCACGGCGCGCCTATGGTTGCCTCCAGATGCTCCGGATCGCGGTGAAATACGGCAAGGGCCTGCGCAACGCGGCCTGCCGCGAACTTTCGGAGATCCTCACAGACACCGAATTTCCATCCCCCAAGGGCCGGCGGCAGGCGATGTCGGCCGACCAGGCCGCGGCGATCGTGACCAAGGCCCATGAGCTCGGTTGGCCCAATCTCGCTCGAGCCGTCGCCATGCAGTTCGGTTGCGCCCTCCGCCAGAAGGACGTGATCGGCGAGTGGGTGAAAGCGCCCGGCGACGCCGAGCAGTGGACGAGCGGCTTGCTTTGGGGCGAGCATGTCAAGCCGGATTGGCGACTCGAGAAGCCGGCCTCGAAAAGCAATTTCTCGGAAATCGC